GCATCAGAAGTTGGCATTAATCAATGGGCTATTCTTTCACGTCATGTGGAAGAGATATGCAATGGTCGTACTAATTTACGTATTCTTGGGTCACTGTTAGAGGCTTGGATTGGTGCAATTTATTCACAAGAAGAAAATCCTGGACATGGCTTCCAAGTATGTTATGACTGGCTTGTTAGCTTGATGGAAAGACATGTAGACTTTGTGCAGTTTATTACAGAAGATACCAATTACAAGGACCAACTTCTTCGTTTTTTCCAAGCAGAATATCACGAGCCTCCTCGTTACAAAGAAGTTGCTGTATCAGGCCCTACACATGACCGCATTTTTACTATTGGTGTACTTAATGTAGCTGGTGAGGTTATTGCAACATCAACTGCGCGTAATAAGAAAGTTGCCGAACAGGAAGCTTCCCGTATTGCACTTGATATTCTTATTTCACAGAAACAGGATGAAAATGTAGTAAATTAACCCCAAATAGCTTTCCAACAACGTGTAAATAATCCCTTATTTTTTGATGAACTATTTACACAAATATTGGTTGAGTTAGAATCAGATGAGTCAGAATCAGATACTTTTAGGGTATCAATACAATATTCATCAATAACTTTACTGTTATCTCTTTCAATTACTTGAAAATATCCAATAGCACGCATAATAAGAGGAATACTTGTATTAGGAAGTGCAATTTCACGATTAGACCAAACCGAATAACAATTTACACCATATCCAAGAGCTGGTTCACGCCTTAATTGCTGATTAGAGCATGCATCAGTCTGTGGAACAATTTCTTCCATACGTGATACATTAATAAACTCATATAAAGGAATTACAATATTATTAATGTTCAGTAAAGTTCCAGCAAATGAATCAAATGAAATAATAGTAAGTTCATTTAGATAGGGTGATAATATTCCATTTTGCGACTCACAACTAAAATGATAATAGTTCTGGCCGTTTTCATCTGAAATAGTATTTACTTTAATATTTCTATACACTTTGATACTTTCTTCAAAACTATTTGGATTAAACAGACTATAATCATATCTTTCACCCCATTGTTGAACAGTAATTTCCTTATCACCTTGTCCAGTTTCACTTTGCCCAGTTTTACCAAGTAATATATCTTCAGCTTGTTTGACCAGGTTTGCAATTTCAATTAGGTCATATGAAGGGATATTTTCCTCATAAGGAATCGGTAACTGGTCTCCTGAAATATCCATTTTATGTACATATATATCATATTCTTTAGGTTTTTAAGGAAATTAAGGAAATTAAGGAAATTAAGGAAATTAAGGAATTTAAGAAAATAATGAAATTAAATGCCAATAAGAAACTAACTAATAGTAGTAAATATGGATGCAAGTCAACTTCTTCGTATAAGAATGGAACAAGCACAAAAGATAATTCCTCGTTCTAAACCAGTTGATGCATCATTTCTAACATATAAACGTATGATATCTGCAAATGCTACATGCAGATGTGAAACTCCGCAACCTCCTATACCTTTAGAGGCTGGTGTAAAATATGAAGGATGTACTATTCCCGGTAGTAATACTTGTGTATTTTTACAAAAAGAGGGGCATTTACGTATGGGTTCTAGTGGAAGTGGAAGTAAGGTTTATAGTGGAAATGTTGCTCTTAAAAATGCTGGTAATGCACAATACTCCACTCCTGGGGTAAGTAATGGTCAACTATATATAACAATTAGTGGTTGCTGTGATGCTGATGCTGGATATTATAATGAACCCGGTCGTTATGATCCTTTAAGGCCCGATGACCGCCTATTATTAAAAAGTGCACCATGTGGCAACTGTATTGATAATAGACGTTATGTAGCCCCCGAATGCTGCTCTAAACCAGGTCAAGTAGATAGTCTACCTGCTGGTTGTAATAACTGCTGTAAAGGGGTTGTGGAAAATTATTAAATGATGCGAAAGTAATTGAATATACATAACAGCTGTATCAATTAGATATGAATAATTCTCCCGAATTACAATTTAAATTAAAGAGGGCAATAAAGTTACCAAAAAGGAAAGTAGCTCCTATCATACCTACGTCAAGTACTATTAGTAGTTCTGCTGTAATAAATCCATCTTTGGTAGCAACAGCCAAGCCCGTAACAGCAACAGTCAGGCCGGCAGCAGTCACAACGACAGCCAAGCCTGTGGCAACAGCAACAGCAACAGCAACAGCAAATAAAAAGCCATCTATTAAAGCTGCTGTTTCTGCATTTGTTAATAGTAATGAAGATAGAGATAGTATATATAATTCAAACGATGAAGAATATACTGATAAAGATACTATAATGGAACGCTATGATGAGCAGGAAAGCGAAGAGGTAGATAAAAACCGCTACTTAACGGATGGTGATACTTTCATCCCTCCTACAAGAAAGGGATTCCAAAAGTTCATAGTTAATACATTTAGGGATTCATTTGAACTTGAACCACCTCCTATTGAGATTGACACAGAGAAATGTAAAAAACTTATGGTAAAACCTGGCTCTGGACAAGAAGTTGAAAGCTTCCTTTATCAACAATTTGTAAGAGAATATTTAAAGAGTAAAGCGCCATACAGAGGCCTATTAGTATATCATGGATTGGGTTCAGGTAAGACATGTTCAGCGATAACAGCAGCAGAGGCGCTATTTGGCTCATCTGATAAGAATATTATTATTATGACACCTGCATCATTAAGAGGTAACTTTCAGTCACAAATTGCGTTCTGTGGATTCAAGCATTATCGGTATGAGAATCATTGGGTCAGACTGTCAATGACTAATAGAACTGTTAGGGATTTTGCTAAAAGTAATATGAGTTTACCAGACGATTATATAACAAAAGTTGTTGCGCGTGAAGATGAAATATTGCAATCATTATGGATTCCTGATTTTGAACAAGACCAGAATTATTCTACACTTACATCAAAAGAACAAAGTGCAATTAGGGACCAAGTAAATACTATGTTAGAAAGTCGTATTAAATTTATAAATTATAATGGTGTATCTGTAAAGAAACTTATGGAATATACTTGTGCTGATAAGAATATATTTGATAATGCAATTATAATCGTTGATGAAGTACACAATCTAACACGTTTAATTGATGGACAAGTTTCCAAATATTTGTATAAACCAAAACCTCGTGCCGATGGTAAACCTCGTGTTGTTAAAAATCCGATTGAGCCTATAACACCTTTTAGGGAAAAACTAAAAGGATGTGCATCAGGTTCAGATACATCACAATATAACCGCGCTATTCTTTTTTACAGACTTTTATCTGGTGCTAGGAATTCCAAAATGATTGCCTTATCTGGTACACCTCTTATTAATTCTCCTACAGAAATTGCAGTCCTTATGAATATTGTAAATGGATATATAGATGCTGTAAAAGTATCAGCAATGACTACTAATGAAGCTGATTATGCAAAAATAAGAGCAGTTGTTGCTAAACATCCTCGCCTAGATTCTGTTTTCTTCAAAACAGCTAACACAACAACTGATGTTATTATTACAATTTTCCCTTATGGTTATACAAAGAAGATTGATGAAGCTGGTAATTTTATAGGACTTGTAGAGGATGCGAAGGCTCAAGCTAATATTAAGACATGTTGGGGTGAAATTTTACCACAACTTTCGGGTATTAGGTTTAATCCAGAGGATTACATATCCTATGAAAGATTTCCAGTAGATTATGATGATTTTAAGGACCGTTTTATAGATGATGCACAACTTACAGTTAAGAATAAGATTACTCTCATGAATAGGTGCGCAGGAAGTATATCATATTTCAAGGGGTCTACTGATGGTGTTATGCCTGAAACAATTAAGGATGAAGTTGTTGAAGTTCCTATTAAGGGTAATGCACTTCGTTATTATTCTATGAAACGTAAACAAGAAATTGATGAGGATAGTAAGAAGAAAGGGAAAAAAGCTGGACCTGATGATGAAGAGCAGCAAGCCAGCTCTTATAGGTTTAATAGTAGGTCTGCATGCAACTTTGCATTTCCTAAGGATATACCTCGTCCTTATCGTAAGAGGGGTCAGAAGTCATCTATTGAAGACCAGACAGCAACTGTTGGTATTATTGCGGGTGAAGGAGAAGTAACATTAGATGCTTTAGAAGAAGAAAAGAAAGAGGCTGATAGTGATTTATATGATGAAAAATATAGTGAGTATTGGGGTGAATATGATGAAGATATGTCTAATACTGAAAGTATTGATATGCCTGATAACGAAGCTCCTATTAGTAAAAAAGTAGAAGCTATTTCTGCTATTTCTGCTATTTCTGCATTTGATGAGGAAGAGGAAGAGGAAGAGGAATATCCTACAGATAATGAAGATGAAGATGAAGATGAAGATGCGGATAGTATTGATGACGCTGATAAAAAAATGGGTGACAGTATTAATATGGCGGGTGGTGCAACGACACAGAAGATAGTACAAAAGAAAGATATATCAAAAGTTGATGAAACTAAAATATTATCAAAGGCGATTGAGGCAAATTACGAAAAAGATCTGATGGCTGCTCTTACACAAGTACAGAGAGAGCGTATGAAATATTTACGTTTAGATGGACCAGAAAACTACAATCTCAAAGATTTTTCACCCAAATATGCAGAAATGATTAAAAAAATTAATGCAACATCTGGCTCTTCTCTTATTTATTCTGCATTTAAGAGGGCAGAAGGTCTGGGTATATTTGGATATTCATTAGAAGCAAATGGATTTACTAAAATACAGATAGAGGGTTCTGATGTAGACCTTCGTTTTACAAAAGCAACTGAGGAAAATCTTCGCAAAGGTCCTGGGCATAATCGTTATATGTTCTTTACTGGCGATGGCTCTCTACTTGAACGCAAAGTCGTTATAAGTATTTTTAATGGTAACTTTGAACAACTTCCTCCTAAAATTAAAGGTGTACTATTAGAATCTGGATATGATAAAACAGGAAATCATCACGGGGAAATATGTAAAGTTATTGGTATTACTGCTGCAGGTGCTGAAGGTATTTCACTCAAATCTGTACGTGCTGTTCATATTATGGAGCCTTATTGGAACAAAGTACGTACTGAACAGGTGAAAGGTCGTGCGATTCGTATTTGCAGCCATGCCGATTTACCAATAGAAGAACGCAATGTTTCTATTTACACGTATTGTGTTGTATTTGACCCAGAAGATTTAAAGACAAAAACAATAGACCAGACACTCCTAACAATAGATGGTGGAGTAACAACTGACCAATTTATATTAAACTTGGGTAATAAGAAAGAACAGTTAAATGAAGGATTCTTGCAAATATTGAGGAGGGCAGCTGTAGATTGTTTCTTGAATATGCAGCAAAATCGTTTAGATGAAAAATGTTTTGCTGGTATAATAGGAAGTACAAATGAACCTGCATTCCATCCTAATATAGATGAAGACATTCGTATAAGTCAAACATTAAGAGAAGAAGGAGAGAAAACAAAGTCCCTATTTGTAGCCCCTTTAGCGCAGTCAGTAGCTCAAGCAGCCAAGACTGCATTAACATCAAAAAAACCACAGACACAGCAGCTTCCTCCTGAATTAAAACCAACAGCATCTACCAAAGAAGTTCCTGTTATTCGTGTAAATAACAATGAATATTGGATACAACCTGATACATCTATTGCAACAGAACAGGCGTTTGTCCTATATGGAAAGAGAGATACATCCGCACAATATCCTCAAGGTCGTGCAGTTCTAAATCCAATTACTGGCAAATATAAAATAAAAATGTACGCAGCTGAAACAATCGCTCCTGTATAAATAACATCATATATAATCTAATTATATTAAATGTATTTATTATTCTTTTATCAACTATCTATTATAATTATTCAATAACTATACTTTTAGTGGAATCATTGAAGTTTTGATCAACCAAACATTTATAGGGAAATCCTCCTCGTAGAATAACGCTTTTTCCATTAAAATTGGGGCCGTTATATAATGTAACAGTTATCCCTTGAGGAATACGAACAGAACTTAATAAGCCAGCAGCCAAAAATCCATTTAGTTGTGAACTTGGATATCTTCCGCGTGGTAATGAAAAAGACATCCCTTGATAATCACAGTGTTCATAAAATCTAACAGGAATAACTGAATTATTTGGCTTAGCTACAATAACTTCTTTTGTCTCTTCTTTTATTGTAATAAATCCCCCTGCATTATTAATTTCATCCTTAATTCTTTTATTTGCAGCCTCAATTGATACAGGAACATCTTTATATATATTAATGTATTTTATATCACCTACGAGAGATTCATAATACTCCTTACGACCTATTTGAAGTCTGTAATCAATATTTGTTATATTTTGGAGTCCATCTATGCTAAAAATTTCAGGTTGAACTTTCTCCTCTTTAATCCTAACTGTATTTACGTATACCAATAGTCGTGTATCATTTAGTATAACACTTACAGAATACCATTCTCCTTTTACAATAAGAGTTT